AACTTACTTATTGGATTGGTTACCGGCATAGCTGCTTATCTCAATCCTATTTCTGGGGAGATCAAAAGTCTTATTGCTGTATTTGCCCTCAATTTCATTTGCGGGTTACTTACTGCACTCCTTATCAATCATGAGAGTTTTTCTTTTAAAAAGGCTTGGAGGTGTATCGTAGAAGCAACTATTTTCTTTACCTTGGTTAGCTGTATCTACTTTATTGGTGAACACAAAGGAAATCCGGAAGGTGCGCTACAATGTGTTTCATTTATTACGTATAGCGTTTTCTATTTCTACGGGGTGAACATTCTAAGGAATATCAAAGAAATTCTACCCAACTCTAGCAATGGTTACAAGGTAGTAGCTTTCCTGCATTATGTATTAAGCGTTGAGTTTATAAAGAACATCCCCTATTTAACGAACTACTTACAAAAAGGAGACGCAAAATGAAAACTATTGATGCAATTATCATCCATTGTTCGGCCACGCGTGCCGGACAAGATTTACGAGCCAAAGATATTGACCGGATGCACCGGGCTCGGGGATTCAATCAAATCGGTTATAACTTCATTATTGACCTTGACGGAATGGTTGAGAATGGGCGACCGTTAAGCATTGACGGAGCGCATTGTAATACCAAAGGATTTTCAAAGTCTTCGTATAATAAGCATAGTGTTGGCATCTGTTATATCGGAGGCTTGGACGCATCTGGAAAACCTGCAGATACACGTACTCCAGCTCAAAGGACAGCACTACGCGAATTGGTCGCGAAGCTCTGTAAGGAATACCCTATAATTGAAGTACTCGGACACCGTGATACTTCTCCGGATCTGGACGGCAGCGGAGAGGTAGAGCCCAAAGAATATATTAAGGCGTGCCCCTGCTTCGATGTCAGGAGTGAATTTTCTAATTTTCTTCGTAATACAGTGATCCGACCATGAAAACGCTAATCTATATAACCATATTCCTGATGTCGGGAATATGGTTGTCATCTTGCAAAACTTCTCGTAACATCGATACACAAAAGCAGATTGACTATTCAGGGGATTTCTTGTATCTGCAAAACTTAATAGAATCACTATGGTTGGATGTGAATAAGCAAACGAAGGTTACTACCGACAAGTTGAGTGATCTAAAGATTGAGAATAAAACAGTTTACTTATCGCTTCCGGATTCAACCGGGAAACAGTACCCGGTCAAAGAAAGTACTACTACTGCATCCAAGCAGGATCAGGAACGTACAGAAGTTGATGAAACATTATCCATTACTTTGCAGCAATTCTCGAATCGACTTGATACTATTAGTAATAAGGTTAATGTTTTGCTGAATCAAAAAGAAACTGTCGTAGAACTATCATGGTGGGATTTACATAAGGATAAAGCGTATATAGGGATAATAGGTTTGTTTATTGTTGGTTGGATGGTATATAGGTCTAAAATAAAATAGCACTTGATTAGAGATCTTTGTGAATCACAAGCTTTTTGATTTCTTGCTACACATTTGTGACAGTAATGCATCAATATTAACGATGATTGCGATGTTTTTATGTTAAAAATGTATTAACACTACGTCAGTAACAAGGTGAATATATTATTCATTTATAGGGATAAATAAAGTCTGTACTTATTTGAATAACAGGATTATACGTCGTTTTTAACTCATCAATCAATCAATCAATCATCCATGCGTATAAGTTTTGTACAAAATATCCTTGAAAAATCAAATTTGTTTCTTAAAAATTAAATGTTTAGCTTTGTCGCAACAAAAGTAGCGATAAAGCTAATTCGATAAATCTGTTTAAAACAAAGTTTCAGTAGAAGTTGTTATTAATTAATGAGTCTCATTAAGTATAAGTCAGAAGAGAACTTAGAAGCCGCAAAACTTCTTAATGATAATAAGAAGTTTACTTCTAGCGTACATTGCTCTTATTATGCTGTATTGCAAATAATGAAATATGCACTTAACGAAAAGTGCCATATTAGTTATGAAAAGCAAAATGAGCCAAAGGATAAAGACAGTCATATATATATTCGAGATGAGATATTATATCAATTAAGGAGTATCCAAACTAAAGAATCAATTAAAAGATCATTTGATGCAGCCAAGGCCCTTAGAAGGAAAGCTGATTACTTAGAAGATGAAATTGAGGATGTTGATAGTCTTGGGATGTATGAACAGGCTGATGCGCTAATAAAAAAAATAAAAAAGGAGTTTGTTTTATGAATGAAAAAGAATACATTGCTGCATGGCTCAATGAAATGATAGCCAAGTTTGATTGGATTACTTTTCGTTATGAATATTCTCATAAATTACTTGCATATTGTATTGAAGTTCTCCCAGCAAATTCTATAGAACGAAGTGAAGAATATGCTAATGAAGAGTATAACTTTTCTTGTGATTTTGAGCAAAAGTTTAATGAGTCTGTAATATTCTCAAATGGAACAGAATTTTATAGATGCTCAGAAAATGCAGTTGTTATTGGGCAAGTTAGACAAAAAAATATTGAATGGATTAAAGATGACAGCTTTATTCTTGACTTAGAGGATTATATTCTTGATTTTAAGGATGATAATTTTAAGAAAATAGAATCTGGTATCTTTGCAACTTGTAAGAAGTGGGATAATTACAATTTTGATTTGGCCGCTTAAATAATAAGAAAATGGAAAGAAAAGCGATTGTGTCTAAGTTTAGACTTAAAAATTATGTAATTGATAAATCCATATTTGATTATAATGGAGAGGAAGTCAGTTCAGAGCGAAATATTGGTTTTGATGTTAAAGGGCTTATTAAAAAAGACAATCTGTTTGAATTGACATTGATTACAAAGATTGTAGACGAAAATAAAGCATTAAAGATTTTTGTGCAAGTAGTTGCCACGTATGAATTTTCTTCAGATATTACTCAGAAAACGTTAAGTGATATGTTTTATAAAAATGCTCCAGCAATAATATTTCCTTATGTTAGAGCATATGTTTCTTCATTAACAGTATTATCAGGGATTGATGCTGTCAATATTCCAACAATGAATTTAACTTCAATTGCTGAGGATCTAAAGGAAAATACGAAGAAAGAGGAATGATGAGTATTTTGTATTATAGGATATTTAGCCTCGCGTCTTACTGATTCGGTATAATTATTATATTTGTGTACAGACGTGAATGTCTGTTGTATCATCCCTTTACGGAAAAGTTGCTAATTTTCGAAAGCGAGAGACAATACGCTATTTACTCCAAAAGGAATGAGCCTCGACTAAGTGTAGTCGGGGCTTTTTAATTATTATTTGTCGTATATAAAATAATCATATATATTTGTCCAAATAAAATTGATATACTATGGAATACTTAGATGAATTTAAGGAGTTTGTAAATTACTGTAATCAAAATGGTAAATATGTTGGTTGGGGAAACCCTAACTCTAAAATACTAATAGTGGGTAAAGAGTCTGCAATGGAAGAACCTGATGAGTCTTATAACAGCAATGCATCTATGTGGGATAATCATGTTAGTAATGATACAATTATGGAGTTATGTCATAAAGTAGAACAAGATGTTAACGTAGCAAAAAGGTGGGGTGTAAATACTTGGAGCAAGTATCAGAGATTAAAAGATTATATCTATGACAGCGAAGGGTTTCACAATCGGTATGTTGATTTCCCAACTCAAATATTTACTACCGAGATAAATGATACCCCTAGTCTCCGAACTGCTCAAGCCGATAAAAGTGGAATTTCCTCACGGAAAGAATTATTCCAGGTATCCTCCTTTATTCAAAGTTTTCCTGTGATTATATTAGCATGTTCTAATTATATTCAGAATAATGACAATATTCGCGAGATAGATAAGATTTTTGGTGTCACTTATGATGGTGATGATGTCGGTAGATTTTTGTTTAATAAAGGGAATTGGTTTTATACTCATCATGATGCCAGTGGTAGAAAACTTGTAATCCACACTCGTCAGCTAAGTGCGGATGTAAAGGATGATATGTTAAAGGAGATGGCAAAAATAATAAAAAAACATTTGGAAAGGTATGTTTGATTTATTAAATCGCTATAATAAACAGGGATGTTTAAAATTCACAATTGATGACAATTTGAATAGAGAATGTGAGAAGGCTCAAATTCCTGATGATTGTTGTGGAGTGTATATTGTATATGGCTATTTTAAAGGGACGAAGGTTCCAGTTTATATCGGAAGTTCAGGGCATATAGAAAATGGGAAGACAGTGCATCGCAAAGGAGGACTAAAAAGACGAATAATTGGGAAGCAGCAAAAGACTCCTAGATGGAAACTGTGGCCTGAAAAAATGCGTGCGCTATCTATCTGCGAATTGGAAATATGTTGGTATAATACAGAAAATGACAATCCGTTACTAGTAGAATACTGTTTAATATTGGAGTCTGTTATACAAAATAAAAGATTACCTCTTTGGAATAGCGAATTAAAATTGAGTAGGGAATTGAAAGGTGAGTTTGAAGATTTTGTAAACAATAATAATATTGAATGTTTAAAAATATAATATGGGAAATAAATGCGATCATAACTTCGTTCTTGAATTATGATATTTTTGTTATTAACTTAAATAAGTCTCCAGTATGAATAGAATTATAATTATTGGTAACGGTTTTGATTTAGCTCACAATTTAAAGACTGGATATCAGGATTTTATTAATGACTATTGGGCGGTTGTTGAAGAACAGGTGTATGGTAGATACTGGCAGTGGTTAGACCAGCATTATGGAGGGTCAAAACACATCCCTGAAAATTACAAAGATAATTTTGTGTGTATTGAAAAAGAATGTGGTAAAACTGAAACCAATAAAGTTTGTTTTTCATATAATGAAAATAGTCCTTTTAGAAAACTATGTACATTAATCAATGAGTATAATAGTGCTCCTAATGCACCAGTGACAGTTCATTTAAAGTTTAAAAATCTATTTTTTGAACGTATATCTCGTCAATGTTCTCTCGTTAATTGGGTAGATATCGAAAATGAATATTATACTGCATTAAAAGAACTACTTCAAGAAGAAAATCCCCAAAAGCAAAGCGAAAGTATTCGAACATTAAACAAAGACTTTGATGATGTAAAAGGACTTTTAGAGGATTACCTGACCAAAGTCACTAAAAGTACAGAAGTAAATGTACACCAGTCAATAAAAGATGCTTTCTCAAGTTATGTTGAATTTGATGAAATTGCCACTTGTAAACAAGTTGCGTTTGTTGATTCTATTTTTGCATATATGGATACGCACTCTGATTTTAGTTATGATGAAGATGATGATCTTGTATATGATATATTGGATACAGTTGATGAAAAACGAATGCATTTTGTGAAAAAGAATATAAACAATGAATCTTTTAAAAAGAATCTTCTGCCATATACATTACTTTTAAATTTTAATTATACAAAAACGGCAGAAAAATTATATGCTGAAAATGGAAATGACGAGATTATTAATATTCATGGAGAGCTTAATAATGAGAATAATCCCATAATATTTGGATACGGTGATGAACTGGATGATGATTATGAAAGAATAGAGAGATTACAGAATAATGATTTCCTAGAGAATATCAAATCTATACGATACCATAAAACAAGAAATTATAGAAAGCTTTTGGAGTTTGTTGCATTAGGTCCATATCAGGTCTTTATAATGGGGCATTCTTGTGGAAACTCTGATCGGACATTATTAAATACTTTATTTGAGCATGATAACTGCCTATCTATTAAAGTCTTTTATCGACAGTACGAAGATGGGACAGATAATTATATTGATATGATAAAAAATATATCTCGTAATTTTAATAATAAGCCTAATATGCGTGATATAGTTGTTAATCGAGAAAGTTGTTCTCCTTTGGTGCCTGTAAAAAAAGAGGTAGCCGAATAAACTACCTCTTTCAATTATAAATAGTTTTTTCCCAATCATCCAGCACAGTAACATCCCACCGAGGAAGGTCAGGATTAATATAAGTTACTGACCTGCCATACACGGAGAAACTTTTTCCGATAAACTCGCTGATAGCTTCATCCTCTCCTTTCTGCAAACTGATATTCATAAAAACATGCATTTCATCCCAATTGGCTGGTCCGATGAATAGAGATTCAATAAACCGACCTTTAACGGGAACACCGACAACCTGGTCTTTTATCCGGTCAACTAATGAAACAGCTTCTTCAAATGTCATTCTTGTAATTTTAGAGCAAAGATATATAAAACAAGTGCAGAATTTGCTTAATCACATAAAAGCTATTTCAAACTAGAGAATTTTAGTATCTCAAAATGTAATTCCCGTATCATATATTTCAGTTCCATTAAGAAAGATATTTTCGTAGTTCTTCGATTGCCTGTAATGCACTTCGGACTATAACGTATTTATTTCGGCAACTTTCAGCCTGTTTTTGAAACTCTTTTTGATATTCTGATTGTTTCCCCACCTTCGTTTTAAACTCTATACAGAGAGAAGCAAAACCCTTTTTGGGAATAAGTACGATCACATCAGAAACACCAGGCTTTACTCCTTGACGTTTCAGGTTAGCAGCTTCACGTATATGGCGGCTTCCACCGTTCGGAACGGCAAATATAAGTTTGTCAGGTATATTAGGGAAATATAGAGGAATAAGTTTAAAGAACTCTGTTTGTATTCTAGCTTCCTCGTTATTATGTACTTCTTTAGAGCGCGTAGGATTACGCTGATCTGCATAACAATTATAACACATAAAGTCGGTACCGGTTTTAATTACCGATACCGTTTCTTTTCCGCATAAAATGCACTTTTCTTTAGTCATTTTCGCAATAAGGTGTCTTAGATTCGATTCCATATTTTTGCAGTAACTGTTTACTAACATATATAACCTGTCTACAGGTTTTTTCAGAGAACATTCCGATATGTGTATATTCTTCTGGAAGTTCTAATACAGACGAGAGCCATGTATAAGCTTCTGTTCGCTTCATTAACTTGAATCGCCATATCTTATCGAAATATTCGTGTGCTTCATGTTTGAGCACTCGGAGCTGTTTGTTGGCTAATCTGCCTAAAGCCTGATCGGTTCCTTTATGTACACCAACATAAGCATTGCAGGTACGGCAGATATAAATCATACCGTAAGATTTGCCATATACAATGGAACTATCCATAAATTCTGTATCTTTTCCACAATACGGACAAATTTTGCCTTGTATAATAAGTTTCTGTCTATTGGTGAGTTTGTTCATTTCTGAAGCGGTTATGATTATTTCCTTTTATTCATTTTCTTCCGCTTCCGGTCTTTTTTGATTTGATTCGCAGTACGTCCACCTTTCGAAGAGGAATTTTTCCAAGAAGGTGGGACGGTTTTCCAAGGAGTAGACTTTTCTTCATCTACCATTTTCAGTTCCCTATAGGGAATATCATAAGGTCTGTTTTCGTATCTATATGTATTCATATCTATATTTGATTTACGCTAATTGATTCGTATATACTTACCTGCAATATCGCAAGTTCTTAATATCTCGGCATTATCTTCACCGAAAGCGATTAGGATACTACCGCAACCGGGAGAATCCCCACGGGTTCCATCCGGTCGAAAGAAGCGAATTCGATTTCGTAGAAACTTCATTGCCGTTGCTTTCTCAAATATGACATCCTGGAACATCTTACTATCACAGCGGTTGAACAACAGCGCAATACCATTGCCATGTTGTGCCAGTTTACGGACAAATTGTTCAATAAGTGGACGGGAGTAAGGTGGATTTAGCCAAACACGACCTGCCCATTCTTTAGTTAATCCGTCATGTTTTTTGTTGTACATGGTTTCTGCCGTTTGCCAAAGCGGTTTAACCGGAGCGCATGGATCTAAATCGAACTTTCCCAATGCGTCTATAATTTCCTTTGGCGTGTACCATTCATCGGTGGTATTAACCGACTTCTCAAAAGATGTATTCATTTCTCTTTTGTTTTACGTTAATTACTCCCTATTCTCCTTGCATTTCTTGCAGAGATAAAGCCCTGCATCTTCATCTCTACCCTCTGATTTCCACATATCAGACATACAATTATCACAATATGTAGCCTCGCTTTCGTCTTCACATGCTCCACAAAAGTTCTTTCCCTCAATCTCGTAATAACAACCTTCGGAATAACTATCATACAATCTCTTACACACGTCACACATTTCTATCGAATCTGGTAGTATGGGGAAGTGTTCTTGTAGATACCAAATAACAGTACTTGATTGCTCTGGAGTAAGTTTAACTTTATATTCATCACCTAAAGAAATTCCTTCTGGAATATCACCCTGCAAAAAGGAATGAAACTCTTGAATCCATTCTAAATCGCTCCAATCACGATTAGAATTATTCTTTTGAAGTTTGATCTCATTCTTATTCATTTCTATTATTGTTATTAGCCATATACTTCTCTTACTTTCTCAATCCAATCCAAATAAGCCTGTCGCGCCCTTTGTTTAGCGCATTGTTCCATTGAGTCGGTAATAACATCACCGTTCTCTTCCATTTCCTCGCAAAAATGGTCTACCCAACTAAATGGGTCTAACTCGATAAAATCCTCTGTCTGGCAAAATGGGCATGGAACATCGTCGATAGGTTCATACAGATTCCCGTTTTCATCGCATCTGTCAAGGTCATATAGTTTCCCGTCCACGCAACATGCATCGGGATATTTTGCACCCCAATAAGGAAACTGGGGGCATGGTTTCTTATTTTCACTCATATTTTTATTGTTATGGGATAATTAATTCGGGATTATCATAGATATTACCAATCACGATAGTATCATCCATTTTTGTAAGATCAGATTGCCCGAAATAGAATAAATTTCGACCATTAGAAAGTTGAAAACGACAATTATCATATAGGATAATAGCTGTATATTCTTCTGGTTCAAAACCAAATGTAATAGTGTGAAGAATATCCCCTTCATAGATTTCTTTTCCGTTCTTGTCGAATAATCCAGTGAACTGACCTACGGTTTCGGGATAAACCTCATACATGCCGATGCTTTTCCCTATTTCGATATTATTTAAGGGTGGAATGACAGCATACCTGTCCTTTTCGATCTTAACGAGGGAGCCATACAACCAGTCTTCGCCGTATATGCTTTTCCCTCTGAATTTTATTGTACGATTCATTTTATTCCTCCTATTCCTGTTTTACGTTAATAACTTGGATTCAATACACTCACATCACATTCGTGGCACAAGCTGCATTCCTTCAGTTTATCTCTAAGGCACATAGCTTTAGAAGTTGCTTTATTCTTTTCTGCCCATTTTGTACCAGCGATAAAAGAACGTTCTGCCGTTGCACGAACATTCAGCACCTTTTTCATTTCTATTTTCGCATATTGTTTTGCAGCTTCTTTCATATCTTTACTCATATATCTGTTTGTTTAAATCTTTATAAAAACAAAGCAGAAGAGGTGCTGCATAGCAAGATAGCCTTTAAACTACCTCCCCGAAGGTTTGGACTTCTTAAGCAATTTCCGTGACTTACTGTACACATTCTGCTTTGTTTCATTTCTAATTTCTCATTTAGAATATCGTTGATACTTTTTACACGTATTGGTTCCAAATGCACCTATAGGACAATCATCACAATAAAATGAAACAATTATCCTTTCTTTTTCATTACTACATGGATGATTACTAAGTATCATTACCTTATCATTAAGTAGCTGTATTTTTCCTTCCAGCTCTTCTACATTTCTAAGAGGAGTTAGTTTTTTGTATTCTTCTTCAGTCAATATGTACTGCATAGTTTATTTTTTCTTTTATTGTTATACATTAATCAATTTCTTTGATAAGCTCACTCACCAACCATTCAGGTGAAATGGCTCTTGCTTTACAGAAATTTTCAATATCTTCTCTTTTAATATCAGATACCTTATGTCCTCGAATAGTCAACTCTCTTTGGGGAACTTCTATTTTCCTACAAGTTGTATATCCATATTTATCTTTATAATCATTCATATCTAATCAGGCTTAAATTATAGTAGCTCGAAGGCTACTAGATTAAACATCTCCCCACAGTGTCTTTGCGAGTTCGTATTTCTTTTGTAATTCATTTACTTCTTTCTTTGCATAAGTAAGAGCATAAGAATGACTACGCGGGCACTTTCCCGATTTAACGGCTTCGTGATATTTTTGAGCAACTTCAAGTTTATGCTCGTAGAAATCGATACTCTCCGGCATGGATAAATTGATTGTATTTGCACGTTGTTCCCAATATTTAGCTACCCTTTCGTGCTCGGCTGCTTTTTCGTCAAACTGAACACTTTTACCCATATTGTTCCACGCATCATCTATCGCTTTTCTGTGTCGCTTCTCGCTATGATGTCCCACTTTGATAGGTTCACCTAGAGAAAGAAAATCCTTATCTTTATTGGACTTGTTGTAGTATTCACTGCTTTTCTGTATAGCAGATGTAGCCCATTCATGACGACGTTCAGCCCTTTGTTTAGCCCACTCTTGCACATTAAAGCCATCAGCCCGTACGATCGAGTAATAATAGAATCCATCACGTTCGTAAATGAGGTTGAAAACAATGCATTCATTTTCTTTTCCATACTTGGTTGTAACCTCGATTACTTCTCCTTTTTCATGTTTTTCACTACATTTTGCAAGAAAAACATTTGGTACATATTTACTATACGTATTCATAGTGCCTATAATTATTGATTAAAAACTTCTTTGTGTACTTGGTTAATTGTTCCATTGATTATTAATGATCCTTTGGTAACACGAATCTTGTTACCTTTCTCTTGAACTTGGTAGCCCGCTTTCTTTAACCGGTCTATTTTCTGTTGTGGCTCCATTTTACCCCCCCCTCATCGTCATAATCTGTATCAAATATTCGTGCAACCATATCGACGATATTTTCCTCAATGTCTTCCGTAGACCCGGTTACTGCATTAGCGATATTTTTCTTCTCTTGAATTATGCGATAAACTTTTTCATCAATAGTTCGCCGACCAAGAAAGTAGTAACAGGTAACAGAGTCCTTTTGCCCGATACGGTGTGCCCGGTCTTCGCACTGACAACAATCAGCGTATGTCCAAGGGAACTCAACAAAAGCGACATTGCTTGATGCAGTAAGCGTTAAGCCAACTCCAGCCGCTTTAATAGAGCAAATAATTATATCTGTCTTAGGATTATTCTGGAAGGCATCAACCGCTCTTTGCTTAACATCTTGGGAATCTCTTCCGGTAACTGACACAGCAGTGGGAAAGTAACGTTTCAGTTGGTCTACAACCTCATGAAGAGAACAAAAGAGGATTATTTTCTTTCCATTCTCCCGGAAGTCTTTCACAAATTCAATAACATCGCGTACTTTTCCACGTGCGGAGATCTGCCGAAGAATATTGATACGTACCATGACTTCACCACGCAAAGCCTTTTCAATCTTTTCATCGTCGGCATCCTTATATTTCTGTAGATACATAATAAGGTCACGTTCGGCATCTACGTACTCCTTACGATTAGTAATTTCACATGTGTTTACTTGACGTATTTTATCCGGAAGATCTGTAAGAACTAGTGACTTTTCACGTCGAAACATACAGTATTTCCATAGGTTGAAATTTAATTCTTTCAAATTTGACGCTTCTCTTTGACCTGAACAGTATCGGTTAACAAAAGGCTTATAACCTCCAAAATCTTCCATACGATTCAATATTGCTAGCTGTGGAATCAGGTCTTTTGGCCTGTTGACAACTGGGGTTCCCGTCAATTCGATAATCCATTCTTTGCCGGTGCATATCCCTTTACAGAATTTAGCCTGCTGGGTAGATGCAGATTTACAACGATGACTCTCATCAATGATAACTGATTTGAATAAGTTGATTGAGTTTCTAAATTCTACATCTCGTAGCGTCCAGCCTTCGGACTTCTTTATACGTTGTACAAAGTACTTTTTTAAAGACTCATAATTGACTATAAATACCTGATGCATTCCTGTTTGAAAGAAAAAAGTCCAAGTATCACGTACTTTATCAGTTAAGATCATTGCTTTTTTGTCCGTAAACTTCTCCCATTCACGCATCCAGTTTATTTTTAATGAAGAAGGACAAATAACAAGACAAGGAAAAGCACTAGCGATATTAATTGTTGCAATACTCTGCAATGTCTTACCGAGTCCCGGTTCATCACAGTTCATAAACCGTTTTAATTCTAATCCTCGAGCAATGCCTTTAAGTTGATAAGGATAAGGTTGAATTTTAAGATTATGAGGAACGACCAGCTCCGGAAGTTCCGGAATATCGTAAACAGCTTCTTCTTCCCTTTTTTCATTGCCACTAAGCCAGTTTATATTCTCAAATTGCTGTATTTGATAAATCATCCTTTCAAGATCAACTCTACTCCTAGTCGGAATAATCCAAACTTTTCGGGTACCGTCAAAACGTCTTCCAGGAATCTGCCTGATCCGATCTATGATAGAAGGTTTATATTTGAAAGATAATTCAAAATTATCTCCTTTTAATTCGATATTCATGATTTAGAGTATTTTGTAGGGGGAATTATCCCCCTATAGTGATTGGTGTTATGCAGTTGCATCTAAAGGAGCTGGAGCTTCTATTTGCTTCTTTCGCCCTCTTTTTTTAGGTTTATCTTCAATTATAACGGCTTCTTCCGGTTCGTCTGTATCAAAATCAAGAC